AAGTCGCGCTTGTCGTCGTCGTTGAATCCAAGCTCGGCGAGATCGCCTTCGCCCAGCACGCCTTCTTCGTAGCTTTTAATCAGTGCGTTTGGGTTAGAGCCAACGAGAACAGCTGAAAGCTCGATTTGCTGCTGCTTTATATAAACGCAGTTGGCGTTTTCGTAGTTCTTCACGCCAAGCTCCTGCGCCCGCTGGTCAAAGTCGGGAGTCCCTTGTCTAGTGATCATCTCAAGCGGAATGAAACCCGCCGAGACTCCTTTGAGGAATCCGGCCTTGGTCATTGCGAAGCCAATGTCGGCGAGCTTGTGATCGACTCCGACCGCCCACTCGACCTCCTGCACCATCTGCCCGTCGATGACGTTTGCCGAGATCACCTTTCCGAGCATGTCCTCGATTGAAAGCTGCCGGTGATTATTGAGAAACGGCGCATTCTTCTGGAAGCGTGAAAAGTCCCAGCCGTCGACGAGCACGATGTCGCCGTCGGCGTCGAGCGTCTCGTCGCTGGCGACATATTTCACCAAGCCTTCCTTTTCGTTTTTTACCTCGGCTTTTGCGACGAGGTGGCGGCGGGTCATTTGTTTGGACATAATTTTGATTATTTAAGAGGTGGCCGCTTGGATTGCGGAGGCGTGCTGGGTGCGGGTCTCGATGGCTTTGAGGGAAGCCTGCATCCGGGTTTCGGCGACGGCACGGTTTGCGGTAACGTGCGGCGGGAGGGGCATCCTTTTATGCACGTAAAGATACTGCTCGCCATCGGTCGCCATGCCACGGCGTCGAAAGAAGTCGTCGCAAGCCCGGTCGATTGTTGCTTTCACCCCGCGAAAAGACTGGGCCTTGCTTCCTATTTTCAAGGAAGTGCCGCCTGCGGTGTTGTAGGTGTTGCGTTTTTTCTTTGGCATTATTCTAGATTGTTAGTCTCTCTCGACATATGCGACGTGCATCATGTCGCGTCGCTTTGCGCCTTTATTGAATCCGACCTGGAAGCCGTGCTTGCGGAAGACATGCACCACCTTTGCAGGCATCGTTGCGGTGCCAGGCCAGAGAGTGTGATTTCCATTTTCGGCAGGGTTTAAATCAATCGCGGCAGCATAGGCATGATCGGACATGCCCGACCCGCCCCGGCTGCGTCGCGGGTTGTAGCATCCAGCGTAAAGATTAAGGCCGTGCTTTTTAAGGTATGAAGAGCCAAAACCGGCAAGCTCCGAAAGCGCCGCTTTGAGAGGGGCAGCAATTGCGCGGTTGCAGCCAATCCTTTTGACGCCACCGCCCCAGGTGAACTGCATTGGGTAGGGTGGCTTAAAATAGGCCATCGCGGGAGTGTTCCCACCTTTGACGCCAGCGGGCCCGAAGACCCGCGACCGATTGCCAGGGCTTGGTGGCGAGACCGACTTTGAAAAGGTGCGAGGGGTCGCCGAGGTCGGCGCGGTCGATTGGCGCAGAGACTTTGCGCTGGCGTCATAAGCTGCGCGGGTCTTCGGGCCGTTGAGGCCGTCAAGCTTGCCGTGGTAGAAATCAAGCGTCTTGAGCCCTACCTGGCGCACGTATATGGAATGCTCGTAATTCATGACCTGGTGATGATTAGCTCCTTGTATTGCGTCGAATGGCCTCTCCGGTTTTCGATTCCGTTCGTCCGGCTTATTTCCCTGAATTTGTATCCTTCAAAAACACGCCGAGATTCGGGGCTGTCGCAGACTGTGAGTAGCCACTGCGCCTCTAGGGAATCTATTGCCTTTCTCAGTTTCTCCATCTGCGCCTCGTCAAATGGTTGATAGCCGATATTCTTTGAAGAGTTGATATAGGGCGGGTCAAAGAAGAAAAACGTCTTTGGCCCATCATAGATCGGAAGCAAACATCCCCAGGTTTTGCATTCAATAACGACCTTATCAAAACGCGCCTCGAATTCCTTCAGGTTGCGACGAATGCCGGATTTAGATACAAGAGATCCACCACCGGGAATTTTTGTTGTTCCAAAATTGGTGCCTTTTCCACCGAACGAGCATTTATTCAACCATAGCGTGCGGGCGGCAGCTTGTATTTCGGTGACAGGCTCGGCAGCGAGTTGCCGATCAAATTCGGCCCGACTGCCTGGCATCATGCGCAACTCTCGACGCAGTTCCTTGCCGTGATATTTTGCCTGCCGAAAGACGTTGACGAGTTCCTGATCGAGGTCGTTGTATATCTCAACACTCGAAGGCTCTTTACCGAGCATCAAAGCCGCCCCGCCTCCAAAGACTTCGACATAGCAGGTGTGTTCCGGGACTAGCGGCAAAAGGTATTTTAGTAGCCGAGTTTTCCCTCCGGCTCGTTTTATAATTGGTCGAGCTTTCACGCCTGCCCCCCTTTCAGACCGCTCCCGGTGCTGGCGATCATCATGCACCTACAATTTATTACTTCTTCCGGCGGGCCGTTTGGATCGCCAGGATGCGCCATAGAATGACCACCGACCTCGAAGTTTTCGTCGATTTTCACGATTTGCCCGTTTGCTTCGAAATGGGTAAAGCGCACATCCGGGAGGCCGCTTGTGATCCATTCTTTGTGAGTCACGCCTGCCGCTTCGAATGTCGATTGCCGAGCCTTTTCATATACGGCAGTGACCTCCGTCGCCGCGATCCTTTCAGCGCGGGAATCATTAATGCCATTAAAAGCAGAGCGCACCCGCCCAGACAGCTCGGCCATCGTGTCGCCGTTTTCGACTCCCTCGATGAGCTCGTCTTTAATATCGTCATAAATTGACTGCGCGGTCTCGGCGAGGAGGTTCCGCCGTTCCTGCAAGACGCGGCTAATCAAGCGGTCGGGCATGGTGGCGGGGTCGTCATCGCGTCCGAGTTCGTCCTGCCAAAGTTCAAGCACGGCGCTTTGCATTGTGCGGCGGGAAACCTCGGTCATGCCTTCGAGGAATTCGGTCAGCCAGTCGGGCAAGTCAAAGACGAGATCGACCGCGCCGTTTTTAAGCACCAGCGATTTATTGATTTTGCCAGCATTGCCAGCCTGCTCGATGCGTTGAAGCGTAAGCTTTCGCGCACTCATCAAAAGACGCGAAATGCGCGACCTGTATCGCTTGCGCCAAGCGCCTCGGCGAGCGTCAAGCGTCTTCCAGATTGCGACCTTCTCCGGGTCAGGCTCGTTAAGCTCCGGCTCTTCCATAGATTCGGAGAGGGCTTTGGTTTGTGACTTAGAGCTTTCGAGCTGCGAGACGATGCGCTCGGCGTATTCTTGCGCCCGTTTTGCTGATGTCTTGGACGAGCCGCCACCCCAGAGGAGCATGGCGACAAGGCCAGGCGTGATCTCATCACCGTCTACGGCGTCGAGGTCGCCGATATGTCTCGCGATCCAAGGCGCAATCTTTCGCCATTTCTCGACGCTTAGTGCTTCACCCTGGGCCATCTTGCGAGCATCCCGGACGGTGGCGGGCCGCAAACCGTCGCCAGAATTGCCTTCCTCATGCAGCTTGAGTCCACGCTTGGCAGATGCCGCCATGAATGCCGGAGCGGCTAGCGAAGGCGCTTTTGTGACAATTGTCTTTTTGCGTCCTGCGAAAGCCTTGCGGATCTGCGCGAGCGGGTCGGGCGTCTTGTCCTCCGCTGGCGGCAGCGGCTCGGCGGGGATTTCTGGGGCGACCTCTCCCACTTCAACCGCCGAAGCGGGCACGCGAGCGGCATCGCTTCCGGGGAAGCTTGGAAGGTTTAGGTTTAGATAATCGCTGGCAACGTCCCAGGGCATGCCATTTTTGACCAGCTCGACCGCAGAGGTCGTGCGCTCCCCTCGCACCTGCTGCTTCGTGGGGTGTTCGTCCCAATTGAAAGCAACCTCGACAAAGCCGCCCGCAGCCTCCAGCACCGCAGGGCGCACCCCGTGCCCATTGAGCATCTCTTCGAGCGCGTCGGCGATTTCGACCGCCATCGGCTGGCAGTTGTCTTCGATATTTCGCAGGCGGTCAGACGCCGAGCCGACAGAATAGCTTGCCATGACTTCCGCAAATGAGGGCGGCACGCCGAATGCAATATAGATCTCATGGCGATTCGCCAGGCGCTGGCCGACGTAGTCGCTATCAATCGACTGCGCGGTGGGCTCGGTGACTTTAAGACCAGAGCCGACGAGGAAGAGGGGAGGCTTTTCGCCGTTCCGGGAGCGCCTTTGTTTTTCGCGCAAGGCCCGCTTCACTTGTTGCTCCTGCTCCTCCGAAATTGTCCCTTCGCCAGTCACTATCGGGCCGGTGTCCCCGTTGCTGTCCATGACATGCTTCGCGTATTTGCCAGCGGCGTAGTCGCTATCTGTTGCCATTTTCGCACTTTCCCAGTCGGAAAGGCCGCGAATTTTGTCGTTGGGGTTGAATGCTTTTTTATGGATCACCTGGTCGGCGATGAGAAGCTGGGCGGCATATTTGCCCCCTGCCGGTTGATAGCGCCATCCGACGACTTGGCCACCATCGCAGACTTCTTGCATCTCGTCGGGCCGCGCCACGATGGCAGGCGACTTGAAGCGGATACTTTCGGGCCGGTCGCGCAGCCATGTGTCATCGAGGATGAGGAAAAACTCACCGTTCAGCTTCCACCATGCGGTGCAGGCCTCTATCAGCGTCGCAAGTTTAAAGCGCCCGCCCGGAGCGGCGGCGGGGTTCGCAAGGAAGTCGGCAACTTCGGCTTGCTCGAATGCCTCGCCCGCTTGCGATAGCTTCAGAGGAACGGTCTTGATCGGATTAAAGCAATGAGCAATCGCCGAGCGCACCCAGACCGAATGCTCGAAGGGCGACTTTAACGAGGTGTGGCTCATGTCGCCGGGCGAGTAGCCATTCGCGAACTCTCTCACCGTGCCCTCCCACGATTTTTGCACGGTCTGCGGTGCAAGATTCGCAGGCACCATCTGGCGCGATTTCAGATCAAAGACTAAGTTCTTCTTGCTCATTTCGCCCTCCTCTCCGGTGTTGCGATCCGCAGCAGGGCTGCGCTCGCACTGCAAAGCGTTGCAAAATCGCTTTCGGACGTTTTGCGGGAATTCCTACCCGAAACGAACAAAAGCGCGTCAGAAGCGAAATGTGAGCGAAGTTTGATCATCAAGAAAAGTTAATTAGGGAGGCTCTGAAGTTGGAGTTTGTTTGCGATCCGGCATGAAGCGCCAGGGCGACGCCCCAGAATCGGTCGGCGTGACCGCCTGCGCCACGGTCAGCGGAGAACCTCACGTTTCCCGCTTCGGTCGTGACTTTGCGAATGGCGCGAAGATCGGCTTCGAGTGATTTGTCTCCGAATGGAATCGAGATGCCGCGATCCTCGAAGGCGCTGCGCACTGGATAGGCGAGCGCCTCTTTGCTGCCGCTGGTAAAGGTGACTCCCTCGCAGCGATACTTCCCAAACCGCTCGGCGAGGCGCTCGGCAAACTGCATCCCGAGGCCGGTCTTGTCTACGCAGACGCGGGTCAGGTGTTCGACCCAGGGGTAAATCTCAGCTTCTTGCTTGGAGAATGCCACGTTTTGAAGGTCGATGCGCTTGCGCATGAAGTAATGACCGGCGACCTTCTCGAAGATTGTGAACGAGGTCAGGTCATTAGTGCGGCCGATGTCGATGCCGCCAAAAAGCTGATTCGGGCAGCTTGCCATGCGCTCCAAGGAATATTCCCACTCCACTCCTGGCGCATAGGTGCAGGCGTCAATCAAGGCATATTCAAGGAACGCCTCGGCGTCGTCGCTGGGCTCGCACATATACTCCTGCCGAAAGCTGGCCGAATCGGATGCGCGGTTTTTGAGGTAGTCGAAATAATCGCCCTCGTCCATGTCGAGGCGCGGGTCGCCGTCGCGCAGCTTGGTTTGCAGCTTCCAGAGGAAGTGCTGGTCAAGCGCGTCCTGCAAAGTGACCGAATGATAAGAAATCCCTTTCGGGTTGCCCTTCTCTTTGATCTCGCGAATCAGGGTGTTGAAATAGTTGCCGCTCCCCCGGTGGGTCGAAATGATTTCGAGCATCCCGCCCCAGTCAATGGTCGGCGCGGAAATGTCCCAGACGAGCTTCGGGTCTTTGCGCAGGGCGAACTCGTCAAGAACGACGTCGCCGCCCTTGCCCGCGAAGGCGTCCGGGTTTGAGGAAAGCGAGTTGATCGCGGAGCCATTCGAGAAGCGCAGAACGTGCGCCAGGTTGCCGTCGTCATCGACCGCACGCTCGCCGAGGTCATTCGCCCCGGCGTTAAGCGCCTTTGCAAATGTCGTGCAGTCCCGTTTGAAGAGCCTCGCAGATGGTTCGTCGCGGGAGCTGGCCCAAGTGTCGGTGCCGTGATCTTTGCGGGCATGTTGCCGCGCCTTCGCGTAGGACGTGCCATAGGAAACCCCGCATCGGCGCGACTTTTCCATCAGCTTAAGGATCGCATCGTCTTTGATCCACCGAGATTGATAGGGCAGCATGAACATTTCCCGCTCTGGGATGTTCTTTGCTCGCCCTCTAAATTTCTTGGCGTGAGTTGGAAGGGTTGCTCGCATTATAGCATTCCGAGAGTTCTCTCGATGAGTTCGAGCGTTTCCTCGCTCAAGCCGCCGTTGTCTTTCTGGGCGGTTAGTGATTTCTTGGCGTCGTCGAGGCGCTTGGCCTTCTTTTCCAGCAAGCGCATTTTGCGCAGGTCGAGATTCAGCGATTTGTCCTTCAGGAGCATGTCGCCGAATCGCTTCGCGGTCGCAGCGTCGACGTCGGGCTGAAGTAGGATCTCGAAGAATATCTGATTCAGCTTTTCCATTGCTGCCGCGTCCCAGTCGACTGGGGAGGATTTCGCCGCTTTCGTGAATTCCTGGGCCCGAAGAACTGCCAGCTGTCGACGTTCTTTGAGCACCGGCGCACAATGCCGCGCAAAAAAGGCAGACAGTCCAGAAATGGAAATTGTGACGTTGCACTTTTTGTCGAGCCAATCGAGTGCCTCTTGATAGCCCCAATCGCCAAGCAAGCCATCCCGCAGCTGCTCGAACCGATCCGGCGGCAGGCTGTCGAGTTTGGAGTCTTTTCTTGTTTTTCGCGCCATAGCTTACTTTGTTAATCTGCAAGTCGCATCTTTCCGGCATCTGTGATGGCCCAGCGGTGGCCGAAATCTTCATGATCGAGGCCTTTCGCGTGCCCTTTTCGTTCCAAGCCTTTAAGTTCACCCGCCACGTCGGTCAGTGTCTTGTCTTCCCCGGTCGAGCACTTTACCTGCGCATGTACCGAGGCGGTGGTCATGAGGTGACCGCTGACGTCCCGGAGGACTTCGAGGATTTCGCGCTGCAAGTTCATCAAATCAATTTGTCCAATATTTTGCCGAGGTTCTGGTCGACGTTGCTCAGTTTCGCGGCGGTCGATGCTGCCGAGGTCGCCACCTGGTCGATGCGCGTGTGGATTTGGGCGAGTTCCTCTCTTGCGTTCTTTCTTTCAAGCTCGAAGAGACGATGCACCTCGCTGTCGAGCAGTCGCAGCTCTTCGAGCCCTGCCAGAGTCTTTTGGTGCTCAACCGTTACGGGAGACGGAAAGTCGGTCTTTTTTGCCAGCAGGTGCTTGAGCGCCACGGCGATTCCGAGGAGGAAGGCAAGGTTGGCCAGCCAATCGCCGACGCTGGCGTTTGCGACTGCTGAACCTACGGTGAGAGGAATCAGCATTTTGGTGGCGGCGGGAACTTCGGCAAGCATTCTGCGAGTATTAGTCGAGGGATTTGAAGAAGCGGTTTGCCGCTGTGACAATTAGCAAGGCATGCAGCCCGGCAAGGAATGATTCATCGGTGCAATTTGGGAGCTGCGGCTTGATCTCATCAACCAAGTCGGCGAGTTTGTTGCTGCTCATCTGCACCACCCTTAGAGAGATGTCCCCGCCAGTGGCGTGATATTGGATAAAGTCCTCCAGGGTGCTCATTCTGCGTTTTTGTCGTTGAATATCGGGCTCCGTCCACAGGCCTACGTTTAGCAATCAGCCCTCGAAAGCCCGAAAAGTTTACTTCTCGCCAATGATAACGGGCGGCAGCTTCACATTGAATTCGCCCTCAATCCCGGTGACGTTATCCTTCACCCCGGCATGAAACGAAGCGCCGCCGCAGGCGGTTAAAGAGAGCGCGGCCAGGGACATGAACAACCACCCAATGAGGGAAACCCCGACCGCGCTCGCGCTATTACTACTTCCAACAGACATTTTTAGCGGCCCTTTGGTGACAAGTCGCAGAATCACATTTGCCGCAGTGAGCAGCGAAAGAAACGCCTCCGGGTTAGCCACCAGCCAATCTTTTACCCCTGGCACCAAAACCGACAAAATTGTGAGGATCTGGAAATGGATCGTTTTTGACTTGGCCGGAGACTTTGGAGAATTCATAGGTGCGTCTGGTTGACGCTGCGAAGAAACCACCAAACCGCAAGGTTTGTCCCCAACTGGCGTAAATGGCGCAGTATTATCGCAAAAGCTTTTCCAGATCTTCGCCAGTCTCAAATTTGACTTTGGCCTCCCAGACGCTGACAAGGTCATATTTCCAATGCGAATTTTTTGCCGTCCCTTGCTTCACGCCCCGAATCAGTCCGGCCTCTCGGAGCATACCCACCTTTTTTCGGCCTGCGCCGAATAGGATCTTGCCAGCCTGCGAGGTGCTGCCCCATTTAGAGAGCCTCCGTTTTGACGTCGTGATAATAGTCGCGTCTTCCTCCCATGAATTGTCGGGAACTGTTGCTGCTTGATTCATTGCGCCGCCAGAATAGCGAAAAATGAAGCGATCCGCTTAAAAAAAATCTCCCGTCGATTCTAGATCAACGGTGATCGAAAGAGAAATGTCGTTTAACTCAAGACGAGGCAAGCGCATGATCAAAAAAAGCCTTTTCCCTCGTCAAGCAAGCTCCGCATTTTCGGCAGGGCTTCCGGCCTCCTTCATAGCAAGACCAAGTCGCGCCAGTCGGCACTTTAAGAGAAAAAGCAAGTGATACCACCTGAGCCTTTGTTAAAGAAATAAGCGGAGTGATCAGTGAAATGGGTCGAGTATGGCAATAACTCATGCTGTCCCTCATTGCATTCGCGAACTGCTCTCTGCAATCTGGGAAAATTCCCCAGTCGTCTCTATTCGGCCCCCATGCGACACTATCAGCACCGTGTTCTAAAGCGTAAGTGGTAGCCAAAGAAATCATCATCATGTTGCGATTCGGGACAATATTCCCAGCCTGGTCTCCTGGCAGCAAAGGTTGTCCACCCACTAAGGCGCTTTTTTGCCAAATCTTTGGTAGTTTGACCTCATGGATTTCGACCCCTACCTCTTTAGCGATTTCATGCGCTGCGATTAATTCACGCAAATGCCTCTGCCCATAATTGACACCCAGACAGACTACTTCGTGGCGTTCTGACAAAAGCTGATATAATAAAGTCGTTGAATCTAAGCCTCCGCTAAATAAAAGAATTGTTTTCATAACAGGCTCATTTGTGGATCTTTGCGCTTTTCTGATTCTTGAAGGTATCTATATAACCCCGCCAGTTGTTTTCTGTTACCCCTAAACCACCCCGTCCCATCGCAGCTCTCGGCACCAGCTCGGTGCGCCATCCACAACAGACGATAGGAATTTACACGCCCAACATGAACGCGAGGAAAATTTTCTGTATATGTTTTGAGGTTTTGCCATTTCCATGAGGTTGACCCTCCAACAAAGACGACCTCAGCTTCACTTGGAACATCCTCAACACTCATTCCGTCTTGCACTGCAAATGCCAAGGGCACACCAAATTTTGCGACGGCTTTATAATGCTCTGCCCAAAGATCCAGCGTTTTTCCCCTATTTCCAACAGAATCGGGAACAACCGCCCACAAAGGCTTCCAGGCAGAAAATTTTTCTAGGTAAGAGTAAAAAGGCTTTGGGCACCAATCGGCTCCGTTCGTAAATGCACCATAAACCCCGTTGTCTAATGCCCAGGGGATGCCCTGCTTGGGTTCCCTTGGTGCGGAAACGGAGTGCAAATGAGCCATTCTTTTAGGAAACTTCCCAAAGATCAGGCCAGCATCAAAGCCGGTATTATTTGAGGGCATCACAACCATCTTGCTTCACGTTGCGCAGGCTTCTTGAATGAGTTTAAAATCTGCGATTGCGTCACGCTGGCAGTCGGGGCAGGCGACCACCCGCACGCCCTCGATGGGCGGCCAAATACTACGCGCCGAGCAGACGCGGCACTCGGCGACAGAGCGCAAAGGTTTTTTGCGAGGCGTAAAAGTGCCCAGCGCGATGGCTAGAGCAGCTCCGAAATCATCCGCGATCCTTGTCATCTCGCCGCGACCGTAGCGGCGAAAAATCACCTTGGCCTATTGTTTGTCGCCGAGTTTTTTGTCGATTTCTTTTTGATTTTGCCTTTTGGCAACTTCTTTAAAATCTACAGGGCTGCGATGAGATGGTTGGCCGCCTTTGCCCAGACGAGATGGTGCCTCGATTATTTTTTTTTCTAAAGTCACACCCTCCGCTGCCAACAGCTCGGCAATCGCCTGCCGGGTAAACTCACTGCGCGTTCTGTCTCTCCGGGCGAAATCTAACGATCTAAGCAATCCAACGCTCAGACTGACCGTCATGGTTTTCTGATCCTTTGCCCTCGCCATTGCAGGGTTTTGCATAACACCAATAAAAAAAAATGAAATAAAAGATTGCCTACTTGGTAAGACTGAGTAGGACGGTAAGTAAATCTTAACTTTTTCATGGACAGAGAAACAACCAATCCAACCGAGCAAAACAAAACGCTGCGGTCGCTGACAATAAAGCTACCGCATGATTTTGACATGATCTTGCGGGCTTATGTGCAAAAGACCGACACTGACCTTTCAAAGCTTACGCGATTAGCTCTTCGCGAAAAGCTTCGGCGCGAAGGCGCTTTTTCGTAGCCGCTGTGTCTTACTGAGTAGCCCTAAAATAATCTTTAAAATCCAATGAGCCTACCCACCCAAGCCCTCGACTCCCTCTCAGAAGAAGACCGCCGAGAACTCGCCCAACTCAAAGCCGAAGCCTCGCGCTTGAGACAGCGGCTCAACAACTCCGGCGCACTCAAACCGTGGTCGAAAGTTGGCGAGAGCATCGGAGTGAGTCGAAACCAAGCTCGCCTCATCGGGCAAGCTGCGCTGCTCAAGCTTCGGCTCCGCAATCCAGAACTGAAGGAGGAGCTCTAAGATGCCGACCCAAAACGAACACCGCGCCGCGCAGGATCTGCTCGCGCTCTCGATTCGAGAAATGGTCTGGGCACTCGAAAGCGGCGTGATCGGCAAAGGCCATGCGCAGCGTCTGCGCATCGCAAACGACGCGCTCCTTTTGGCCGACGAAAACGACCGCGCTCGGATCGGCGCACTTAGCCAGCAAATCAAGAATCTCGAACAAATCACCGAATTAAAATGAAACACAAAACAACCACCAAAACTCCCGTCCTATTCAGAACACCAATGACGGCAGCGCAGCTGCGCCGCCTCAGACTGCGACCTCCTGCGCTCAATTCTAAGAGCAAGACGGCGCGGTCATTTGGCGAGCTGTTGGAGCACTTTTGCAAACGTCCCATTTTGTGCGGGCTCGCTTACTTCGCAGCATCCTTTGCCCTGCTTGCGCTCGGATCGTGGCTCAGTCTCTAGTCGGAACAAACAAACTCCGACAAAATGCTCCCTGTCACCTTGGCGCTTATTGGCCTCATGTTTGTTTTCTCGTCTTTGCTCTACCGACACGCTTGGGCAGACCTCAAGGCGCGGCGGCAATATTACAAAAGACAACGAGACGCATCGCTCGATGAGCCCAGCGAACTCTCCATCATTGAAGCGCAGCTTCACGATGCCCGCCCAAATTTAGAAGGAAGGCTTTCTGTCCCCGTCGAATGTCACGGCGGCCTCTTCGACGGCGCGGTCGGGCAAACCGGAATCTCCAAACCTGGCGACCTCTTCAGCTGCGAAGGGCCGGAAGGCAAAGCGGTTTACATGCTCTCAATTTTCACGAAGGGGAGCTGGAAGGCTCAAGCCCTCACACTCGAAACCACCAAACTCTAAAAAATGAACACTATTGAAATCTCGCCCGAAGAACTGGGCTTTATCGCCGAAAGCGGAACGCTCAAACTCCCCAGCGATTCCATTCACAACCACCTGCACGCCGTCTCCGAAGGGGCAAAGGTGCAACGCGCCCAACTGGAGGGCATCGAGCTTTCTGCGCTGATTCTCTGCGCCGTTCAACTAGAAGAGCTCAAAAAGGTAAACCACGGTTTACCTTGGAAAGAGTGGGTGAAGTCAAACTGCGATTTCAGCTACATGACGGCGACAAAATACGCCCGTGTCCTCAAATCGGGCAGGGCAGGCCGAATTCCCAACCTCAACCCGGAATCCATCCCTGAGACTGCGCCCAGCGACATGTCTGCGGAAGATTTGCGCGACGCATGCAAGACCCTTGCGGCGAGCCTCGAAGGCCTCGGCGGCATTCGCCAGCTTTATCTAGAGCTAGAAATCATCACAAACGGGAAGCAGTCCAAAATTAGCGCCCCGAATGACTCGCAAGAGGAAGAAAAGACAGCTGGCGATGATTTGAGCATTGCCGAGCAAGACGCCATCACGACCTACCGCCAAATCATCGAAGACCTTGATCGGGCAAAACGGCTAAAGCTCCTCCAGCAGCTTCCGACTCAAACCCGCGCCGAGATCGCCGAAGACCTGCAAGCGCACCTCAAAATCCTGACTGCCTAGAATCCAAGAAAATGACCAAAAGCTCCACCCTCACTATCAGGCATCCTCGCGACGAGGACGCCGCATGGATTGACCTGCCGACCGACCTGCGAAACCACGTTCGCGCATGGATCAGTGCCTTTAAAGAAGTCGAATTCCAGAAACCGATTGGCGACTATTTTCACGCGCTCGCCCGATATGTCGGCACCTCGCCAGGCACGGCAAAAAGGTATTATTACACCTACAAGCAGACAAAAAGCTGGAAGGCTCTCGTCCCAAAAAACAAGCTCCCAAAGCCCGCCGTCGATTGCCGGACAAACAACCGCGAGTTTCGTTCCTATTTGCTCGAACTTGTCGAGGCTCATCAGAGATGCAACAAGCCAGCTTTTGACAAGCTCCGCGAAAATTGGCGCAGCCGCAAAACCATTCCGGGCTACGAAGACCTGCCCGGCTACCCCGCGAGACCCAAGGGCTGGAGCAATCGCAATCTTGCTCACATCGTCAAGGGTGAGACGACGAAGATTAAGCTGGCGTCGATTCGTCTCGGCGTTTCTTCCAAGACAAATCCGCAACTTCCGCAGGTCTTCACGACCCGCCGAGACCTTTACCCTGGGGCCGTTTATCAATTGGATGATATGTGGCACGATAATTTCGTTACCGTCGGCAAGAATAAGACTCCTGCCCGTGTCATCGAGCTGGGCGTTCTGGATCTCTTTTCAGCCTGCCGCTTCAAGTGGGGCGCGAAGCCTCGCCTCAAACGCGACAACGGCAAATTCGAGAATCTCAACGAGGCCGACGCTCGATTTTTCACCGCTGGGATTTTCCATGACGTTGGCTATTCGCCACGCGGCACGATGATGATGGTCGAGCACGGAACCGCCGCGATCCGCGAAGACGTCGAGCGCATCCTTTACGATGCCACGGGCGGCCTGATCCGCTTCGACCGCCAGCCAATCGAAGGCAAGCAGCAAGCCCTCTTGAATTACTGGGGCGGCACCGAGGGAGGAAACTTTCGCGCCAAGGCCTCGCTGGAATCGACGCACAATCCAATCCACAACGCGCTGTCGCACCTCCGAGGCCAGACCGGCAAAGACAAAGAAAGCCGACCAGTGACGACCGACAAGCAGCTTGCATATATTACTCGAACGGTGAAAGCGGTGCTTAAGAATTACCCCGAAAAGCTCGACCTCCTCAAGCTGCCTTTGCTCGATTTTCACACTCAGTTCATTCCGCTTCTCACCGACTTCTACAATCACGGCCTGAACGCTCGCACCGATCACGACCTCGAAGGATGGCGCGAGCTTGGTCACCTTGTCACCGAATACACGACCCTCCCCGGCTCTGATCAATGGCTTTCCGAGCAGCAGCTGCTCAAGCTGCCCGACGCCTCGCAAGCAATCATCAACGAGAACGCTCTGGCCTTCCCTCAAGACTGGACGAAAAAACGCTACCTCTCGCCGCGAGAAGTTTGGCAGCCTGCCACCTCTCAACTGCGGAAACTTCCCGACTACATTGTCGCCGATATTCTCGGCCCCGACCTGGCGCGAGAGGAAACCGTAAAGGGCGGTTACATTCGCTTTACTGATCAAAGCAGCACGCAGACCGAGTTCATTTACGAGGCCCGAGTTCTTACGCCGCACGGTGCCATTCAAGAACTCCCCGCCGGTCAGAAATTCCAAGTCTTCTCGAATCCCTTCTCGCCGCGCTGGCTGATGGTGCATGATGCCAAAGGGCGCTATCTCGGCAAGTGCGAGCTTTATAAGCGGGTCAATCCGCTGAATCTCTCAGCATTCGCCGACTTCAATCCTTGGGAGGAGCGCCAGGGCATCCGCTCGCCGGAGCTGTCTAAGGCCGCAGGACAAAAGCACCAGCGAATCGCCGACATTCACGCCGACACGCGGGTTCGACATGAGGGAGAAGTGCAGACCGCCAAGGACATGCGCGAACACAATCGCCGACTGATCGCTGGCGAGCCTCTCACCGAGACCGAGCGCCGCGCTGCCGGTGCGGTCGAGGGCAAGAACACTGCTCGAAGAAATCGCCTCGAAAATGGCGAAGACGAGGCCGAAATCGTTGAGCTTTCCGACCTCTCCGCAGACTTGCCGCAGACCTCTTGCGAGACCTTCGAGGAGGAGGACGAAGGCGTCCACCTTTCTGACCTTTACTAACAATTACCAAACATGAACGAAGACAAAAACAACCAGACCCCAGACAAGCCGAGCACCGACCGGCGAACTAATCACATCGGATTTTCTCGCGATATGATCATGCGATCCATCAAAGACTATTCCGACGACCAAAAATCGGCCATCCTTTGGCTCTTTACGGTCGCCAAAAAATCCGAGTGGCGACTCACCGATATTGAGTCAGCCGTCGGCTACTCGACGACCACCTGGCACAAGCTCTTCAGAGGTCGATTCGAGGGCAACGTGAACAACGTCTGCAAGGCAATCAAAAGCTATCGGCGACTGCATGAAGAGCGCGAGGCCGCCGTCGCGCCGGACTTCATCAAAACAAGTCTGACGAAGCGCATCTGGGACGCCTGCGACTACTCGCTGATCACGCAATCTGTCGTCTTCCTATGGGGCGAAAATCAGATCGGAAAGACCGAAGCTCTTGAGGAATACCAGCGCACGCATAACCACGGCCAGACCATCCTTGTGAGGATGCCCGCGAACTGCTCGACCGTGCTTGTCGCGAAAGAGATCGCGAAGGAGATCGGGCTGAGTGCTACAGGCACTTTCGGGCTCTTACGGGAGCGGATTTTCGACAGCCTCGACCACAAGAACACTTTGATATTCGACGAAATGCACCAGGCGCTTCTGACCAACGGGAAAGGCGGGTCGATTAAGGTTCTCGAATTTATCCGCGAGATTCACGACCGGACGAAGTGCGGCCTCGTCCTCTGCGGAACGAACGTCTGGCGCGATGGCGTCAATAAAGGAGAGCACCGCAAGATGCTGGGCCAGCTCCGAAACCGTGGAATCGCTCACATCCAGCTCGAAGACCGCCCGAAGAAAATCGACCTTCGCAAATTCTGGAAATTCTATGGTCTCGACGACCCGGAAGGAAAGGCGCTTTCGATTGTCAACGACTTGGTCGACGAGTTCGGCCTCGGCAAGTTTGTGAAGTTCCTCCAAGCCGCTGCCCGACTTGCCGCGAAGCGCGAAGAGACGACGAGCTGGGAGCACTTTATCACCGCATTTCAAACCCTCGCCAGATTCTCGAAATGAGCCCGAGAGAAAAGGCCAAGCAACTGACCGAGATGGCCGAAACCTGCGACATTGTCTCCGACAGCCCGATGACCGAATCAGGCCGCGAATTTTGGCGTAAGAAGCGCGACATTATGCGCCAACTCGCCGACGAATTTTTCACCCAATCCGAAACCCTAAAATCTAAACCTAAACTAATAAAAAACGATGCCTAGAAAAACACCAGACCAAGCCCTCGCCGATGTTGACAAAGTAGCCCTCCTTAAGGTGAAAATCGCCAAGATCGAAGCCGAAAAAGACGAAGCCGTGAACAAAGTTCTCGCGACATATTCCGAGCCTATTTCTGACCTTAAAACCGACCTTAAGCGTCTCAGTTCTCGGCTTAGATCATGGCTCATTACTAACTCGAAATTGCTTTGGCCTTTGTCGCCAACTTACACCGGCAACACCTGGACAACGATGGCCGAATTGCGGTGGCAAAAAACGCCCAATTCCATCGTGCCGCTCGATAAAGATCGGCCCGATTCATACCGGGTGGATCTCGCCATAAAGAAGGGCTACGAGGACGCCGTCAGAATCGTTCAAACGCCCAATAAAGACCACCTCGAAACCCTCACAGATGACGAGCTAAAAGAGCTCGGCTGGCGACGCCATTGTTCGACCTCCTTAAACGTCAAACCGATCTCGAAAAAATGAAGATTTCCCACGCCCAACTGCGCAAATTCCATGCGACCTGGAACGAGGCCGGAAAGTTCCTTTCCAAGACCATGAACAAGGCCGAAATCGAAGAGGAAAAACAAGAAGTTCTGCGGCTTGCCGGGGTTATGCCTGACAAGGCTGGTCGCTACTCGTCAAAGCGCCTCACAGGCTCCAAACTCTCGACCGCTCTCGACCTCATCGAGACGACGATTTTAGGCAAGCCGAATCAAAAAAGACGCACCGAAGGGCTGGTCTATCAGATCAAGAATCTGGGCCTCGACAGCTCCTACTTGGACGCAATTTGCCGCGACCGATTCAGCGCCGAAAACTGGCAGGAGATCGGAGCCGACAACCTCCAGAAGCTCTTCTATACTGCCAAAACCCGAGCCCGCCAGATGGCGACAATCTAATGCAGTTTGCCCTTAAATTTGACGAAGCAAAGCCCGGCGACGATCTCGCCGCGCTTTGCGCCTTTTTGCGTAACTTGACTAACTGGGCGAGCGCCCAAACGATCAGCCAGCGGCTGGGGTTTACCGAGCGCAAAATACGTGATCTGGCCAGCAAATCGAAAGGCCTGATCGTCTCTGGCCCAGGCTCGCCGGGTTATAAGCACGTCACTCGCTGCACGGGTGAGGAGATCGACCGGATCGCGCTGAGGTTGCAAGCTCAAGCGAAGATCATGTCGACGCGAGCCGGAGATATTCGCGCCAAATTTCACAAGACCGATACACTGTGACCGACCTTAAAACCGAGCTCCAAAAGCTCCCGTTTTGTCTCTTGCTGGAATGCCTTCTGGAGCACCCGGAAATCGGGCGCGACCCCTATCGCAAGAAGCTTGTCCAAACCCTGGCGAAGACGGCTGAGATTTTCTGTTTAATGCCTGATCAGTTGCTCGCATCCACCAGGGGAGAGACTGCCGTCTGCTGGGCGAGAATTGCCTCAATGGCAAGCCTTCGACATGCTGGGCTTCCTCTCCAGGTCATTGGCGAGTTTTTTGGCGGTCGAGATCATGGGACGGTCATCCATGCCGTGAAGAGATTGCCGGAAATTATGACCTATTGCCCTGACTTTGCAGCCAACGTGCAGAGGCTGCGCGGGACTCTTGGTTTACCTCCTTTAGACGCCTAAATTCGTTCTCAACTCAATGGCATA